AATTTTCCTGGTACCCGCCATGAACCTGTGTGGGCGCCACTCCTGACACGCAGAGCAACAGCTGCGGTGGGATCCCATGCCACCAGATGGTGCCACTGTAAATGTGGGCCCTCAACTGGTGTCAGCAACTCCAACACACGTGTCTTTGGTGGGGGCACGTTGCTCACAAGAGCCTCAACATTGGCAAAGAGCGCAGCCTCGACCGTTGGCTGAACATCACCAATGGTGCCCATGACCAGACAGGTCGTCAACCCCACCAGAACTTGCTTGTCGGCCCACCAGCCGTCGCAGTTGCGCTCCTCTAAAATTGACAGGACACTCGTGTTGTAACCACCAACCATCTCAATTAGGTCCATGACAGTCCACCAAGTCCAATCACAGCACCCACTGGATTTCCATCTGTATGCGGTCAGGTGCAATCCGCCCGGGACAAGGTCAAAGCACAACTTGAAGTCGACCAAAGCGTCCTCAAAGGGGGTCGTGGTGGGTTGTGTTGATGATGTACAGTCACATATGTCGTCCATGCAGATCCAGCAGTACTCACCAGCGTCAAAGTTCGGCAACTCTAAGGCTCCAGGCCCCAGAGTTGCCAGAATTGATTGGCATAGAGCCTGGGTGAATTGTGAAAGCGTAAGTGGTGCGGCATCGTTGCGTTCCAGATTGAAGACCGTCTTCCAACAGTCACTTGCCCCACCCACGATCATCTCTTTGGTGCCACCGATTCGTGCATATTTCAGGTTGACTCCATGCATCATGGCGCACCCACAATGGTCCAGCAAGTCGGCCCCTGATGACACAAACATGCCTGGGCCATTCTCGGAGACATGCACCCTGAAGGGGTCAACCTGGCCATTTTCGTCATATATTTTCTCGACATGTCGTTCCAACTTGTCGGGGCCCACTGTTTTGAGATACGCTTGTACATCAACCAGGTTGGGCCAGTCACCCAGCATAGCATAAGCGACATCCCAACGGGTTGGTCGCAAGAATAATAGGTAGCACGTGCCTGATTTCAACAGGCCAGCGTGCCTGGCAGCCGCCTCCAGTTCCTGTGAAGTTCTTCGGCCTAGCTCTTCTAATGTTTGTTCTGGGTGTTGTTGGACGTCACGGGACGAGTCCCCTCCGTTTTCCAACCCAATATCTAACATCGATTGATCGTTCATGTTGTCTGCATTCTGTAAGTGGGAACTACTCCCAAGTCCATAACTTTGTCTTAA